GAGGATGTTGCTGAATTGTTTAGTATGAAGACGAATGCTGAATTTACTCCCCCTATGGCTAAGATAGAAGAGAAAGGAATGAAGTTTTGTTCAATGTTAGTTATGCAAAGTTCGAATGTGAAATACCCTGAGCCTGTTGCGATTGTAGATTTTCCTGCTCTGTGGAGACGACGTGATGTTTTGATTGAAGCGAAAATGAAAGTGCATGTTGCTGAGAGAGATCCTATTGGACATACCCATCTTTTATTGAGACAAATTGATTCTTCAAGTCCTACCGGACCAACTGGACGATGGATGGAAGTGAGAGATATGGAACAATTTTTAGTTAAGAAATATTATAATCATATGGTGAATCAAAAAGCTTTGGTTGAGAATTTGAATGCTGGAACAAAGATCCAGATGCATGAATTGATTGCCCCGAATGAATTCCCCGAAACCCAAATGTATGAAAGTGATGATGAATATCCCACAGTTAGTCAGATACCAAGTCCAACCCCAAGTGAGAGATCCTGGAGTAGTGATGAAGGATGGGAGAGACGAGGAGAGTATGATTGGGTTGATCGACGAAACCAACGACTTGATGAAGCTGACGTTTTCTACGATGCTGAGGAGTATATTATTCCAATCACTAAACCCATTGGACTTATTAGGAAGATTATTAAGAATAGAACCCAACCCAAGTGTGAAGGATACCACCCATTTTGGAAGACCCTTGTTCAGTGTAAAAGATTGATTTTGAATGCCCCCCTTGGAGGAAGACTTGACTACTCGGAAGAGTGTTGGGAATTCTTCTATGCTGCGATTGAAGAAGATAAGGATGTTGTGATGTTTTGCCCCACCCTATTGATACCTGAATTAGATAATACCATTTCGTATGAAAGGGACCTGATAACAATGTGTAGACGACATGAGGATATTACCCGATATTTCAATGATGATGCAAATGTGAGTGCGATTTTAGCGAATGAGGCTGCATGGGAAATTAGAGATAGAGTTTTGAAATTTAAGAATGTTCTGAGTGAGTGGTATGAGAGTGCCAAGAAGATTTTGAAAGCGATAATTGATGGAGTGATGAGTTGTTTGACCCCTGCCCATTGGAAATTGTTTGGAGCTATCATTGTGATGTGTACAGGAATCTCCCTAACCGGATGGTTTGCTGGATGGCTCCAAAGGAAAATTAACCCAACTCCTGCTCAAAAGAAAGCGATGAAGAAGATGAAGGTTGTGGAAAATGGTGATGATGATGAAGTTGAGTTAGTCGAGAGAAATCATGAAGGATTGACACCCGAGAAGAGAATACGACATGCTCATATCTGCGATTGTGGTAAAGTGTTTATTCACGACCACATAATTAGAACACCTGAGGAGAATGAACATTATCATAAGACCTATCCCAACTCTATGCGCTGTAAGGCGTGCTGGATCCCTGAAGATACCGAAGGAAGTGTACCAAGTGGAGATGAAAAGACCGCTAAATTACAAAAACTGAATTTGAAAACCGAAGGAAGTGTGCCATCTGGTGATGAAAAGACTGCGAAATTGGCAAAATTGAAACTTAAAACAGAGATGGCTGAAATTGAAGGATGCAATGACCAAAATGCGATGGATTTGTATACCCATAGAATTAGACCTGCAATTAACCGAATTTATAAAGGAACTGCGTGGGTACATTATTTGATGATCCACAATAGAATTATGTTGATTCCCGCCCACTTTACACGAGGATTGAAGAATGGATATCCAGTGACGATGATGATGAGAGGAATTCCCCACGAGTTTGAATGGCAAATGGAGAGATGCACGAAATTAGTTAAGAAAACATCTGAGAGTGGACTTGACTGCTATGAAGATTGGTGTTTGTATGAATGCCCTGCGACTGTGCCTGCTGGAGGAAGAATGTTGAGTAATGCGTTTGTGAGTGAGGACGATCTGAATAAATTAGAGACTACGAGTGCTATGTTAGTGACTAGATCTATGGATGGAGAGTTTTTGCTTAAGTATGTGACTGCTAGATTAGGAGTTGAGACTGTTGCGCGTGATGTGAAAGTTGTAGATGGACGAACGGAGAGTGAATTTTATTTATCTGCGAAGACTTGGCATTATGATGCCCCGACCGCCAAAGGCGACTGTGGTGGAGTGCTATTAGCGCTAAATCCGTACACGACTGGAAAGATTTTAGGAATGCACGTAGGAGGAATGAAGAATAACACCGGATACTCAGTTTTGATCACGAGGCAGATGCTTTCTCAAAAGCAAATGTCGATGACTGAATTATTACCTGTGTCTGGAATTGTTTACCCCGATGTACAACAAACAACTGGAGAAGATTTACACCCTATTCCCTACGGAGAACGGATTTTAGTGACAGGAAAGTGTTTGAATGGAGAGAGCGTGCATCAAGCTGAGAAGACGACCTTAGAACCAAGTGTGATACATGAGATGATTTACCCCAAAATTAGTGAACCAGCTGTTTTGTCGAAGAGAGATCCCCGAACCCCACCCAATTGGGACCCATTAGAAGAAGGGCTTCAAAAATACAATGTTACTTCTCGAGACTTTCCCCAAGCGATTTTACAAAAAGTATTAGAACATAAAATCGAGAAGAACAAGTTTGCATCAATTGGATTTAAGCGACGAATTTTAACCGAAGATGAGACAATTAATGGAATTGAAGGTGAAGAATTTTATGATAGAATGAATATACAAACTTCTCCAGGATGGCCCTACACAAATTTGAGAAAACCTGGAACAACCGGAAAATTAGGATTCTTTGAGCAAATACCTGGAACTGACAATTACAGAATTAGAGATGATGAAAACGGAAAATTATTGCGAAAGCGATTGCATGACCGAGAGGAAAATGCGAAATTAGGACAACGAGTTGAAAGTGAGTGTACTGATTGTTTAAAAGATGAACGACGACCCCTTCATAAGGTGCACAAAACAAGAGTTTTTAATTTGATGCCGATGTGTCATACGATGTTAGTGAGGAAGTATTTTCTTAGTTATATTGTGTGGTCGATGAGATCTAGACGGAACAGACCCTGTGCTATTGGAATGAATGTTGATTCGATGGAATGGGATGATATGGTGCGTAAGTTTAAGAGATGTAGCCCATATGGATTTGATGGAGATTATGGAAAATTTGATTCGAAAATGAGAGCAAGAATGATTGTTGAATATTTTGGAAATTTAGTGAATGCGTGGTAT